AAAAGCTAAAGAAATGTATTCTTTTGTTTCGAAAAAAGACTAAATTGGAGAGGGACTTCGGTCCCTCTTTTTTACTATGGAGAATAATATGATTAGATTAATTAGACTTACTTCTGGCGAAGAAATGATTGCTGAAGTAAAAGAAGTTGATGGTGGTCTACAGGCTACTGATATTTCTTTGATTATGCCTTCAGAAAAAGGCGTAGGACTTATGGATTGGATGCCATATTCTACAATTCCAGAAAAGGGTGTATTTCTTAAGAATGAAATTATCTTTCTCACAACTGAACCAGTTGAAGGCTTTTTAAAACAATATAAAGGTCTTCATTCAAAAATTATTACTCCAAGCCAGGGATTAATCACATAAAGTTGTTTACTTTCTCCGAAAACTTTGATATAATATTTACTATGTAATGGAGGTAAACCTTTGGAATTCTATACTAACGTAACTCGTTACGGCAACAGTCTTCTTTATCGCGGCTACAAAGATGGCCAGCGTTTTAAAGACCGCATTAAATTCTCACCAACACTTTATAAAGCAGATCCAAATGGAACCGCGTATACTATGAACGGTATACGCGTTGCTCCGCACTTGTTCGATACAATGCGTGAAGTAAAAGACTATCAACAAGCTTGGAAAGACGTTGGTGGCGCTGATAAAACCTTATATGGTCAAACTAACTTTGTCTCTTCTTTTATTCAAGAAAAGTTTCCAGGTAATATTGAATTTGATCGTGATATTATTAATGTCTCAACAATAGATATTGAAGTTGCTTCAGATGATGGATTTCCAACTCCAGAAGAAGCAGCTTATCCAGTAATCTCAATTACTATTAAAAATAATATTGACAACATTTATTACGTCTGGGGTCTATATGATTATAATCCTTCTGCTTGTGCACTTGACAGTGTCACTGCGAATGATATTGTTTATGTTCAATGCCAAGATGAACGAGAATTACTCTTGCGCTTTCTTGCTCATTGGAATTCAGATCGTCATTGCCCTGATGTTATTACTGGTTGGAATACCCGCTTTTTCGATATTCCTTATCTCGTAAATCGTATTACTAAATTTATTGGTGAAGACTTTGCTAAAAAGATGTCACCTTGGGGTGTAGTTAATCCTCGGTCTGTTACAACTATGGGTCGTGAACAGCAGTACTATAATCTTGAAGGTATTGCATCCCTTGATTATCTTGAACTTTTCAAAAAGTTTGGTTACTCATATGGCGCTCAAGAATCTTACAAACTTGACCATATTGGCCATGTTGTTCTTGGCGAACGTAAACTATCTTACGAAGAATTCTCTTCACTTCATTCTCTCTATAAACATGACTTTCAAAAGTTTATTGACTATAATATTAAAGACGTTGAGTTGGTGGACCGTCTTGAAGATAAGATGGGTTTGATTACACTTGCACTTACGATGGCTTATCGTGGTGGTGTAAACTATACTGATACTCTTGGAACAACTGCAATCTGGGATTCGATTATCTTTCGAGATCTATCTGAACAGGGTATTGTTATTCCCGCCGCTGAAGACAAATTCAAATCTGATTATCCAGGTGGTTACGTAAAACCTCCACAAATTGGCTTACATGAGTGGGTCGTTTCTTTTGACTTAGCTTCTCTTTATCCGAATATTATTGTTCAATGGAATATGTCGCCTGAAACTATTGTTGATGGCAAACGTGAACAAATGGATCCAGACATGGCTTTGGCTGGAAATATACCACAGCTAAAGGGTGACTATGCACTAGCAGCTAATGGTGTATATTTCACTAAAGAAAAGCAAGGCGTATTACCAAAAATCATTGTTGATTACTATAATGAACGTAAAGCTGTCAAAAAGCAAATGTTAGCTTCTCAGCAAGAATTAGAAACAATTGATAAATCAAATGTGATTGAAAAATATCGAGTCGAACGCGATATTGCTCGTTATGAAAATCAACAAATGGCAATTAAAATTCTGTTGAATTCACTTTATGGTGCATTAGGTAATAAGTACTTCCGTTACTTTGATCTTCGTGTTGCTGAAGGTATTACCCTAACGGGTCAAACTGTTATTCGTTGGGCTGAACGTTCTGTAAACGAATTTATGAACAAGATTGTTGGCACTAACAATAAAGACTATGTAATTGCAATTGACACTGATTCTGTTTATGTTAACTTTGGTCCTTTAGTTGATAAGTACGTAAAAGATAACGAAGTAGATAATATTGCTCAAATGTGTAAAGACCAATTTGAGCCAATGCTTGAAAAATCGTATCAAAAACTTTATGACGTATTTAATTGTTATATGCCTCGTATGGAAATGGACCGTGAAGCAATTGCAGACCGCGGAATCTGGACTGCAAAGAAACGATATATTCTAAATGTTCATGACAATGAAGGTGTTCGTTATGCTGAACCAAAACTTAAAATCATGGGTATTGAAGCCATTAAGTCTTCTACTCCATCAGCATGCCGCGATGCACTGAAAGCTTTGTTCAAAGTAATTGTAACAGGTAATGAAAGTGCTACTCAAAAATCAATTCAAACATTCAAAGAATACTTTATAACCCTTCCACCAGAACAAGTGTCGTTTCCTCGTGGTGTAAATGACACGATCAAGTGGCGGGATCGAAAACTGATCTATAAAAAAGGTACTCCAATTCATGTTCGTGGAGCACTCCTATATAACCATAATGTTAAAGACAAAAGTCTTGACAAAAAATACACACTTATTCAAAATGGTGAAAAGATTAAGTTTTGCTATTTGAAAATGCCGAATCCTATCAAAGAAAATGTTATTTCATTTCCCGATTATTTACCGCAGGAATTACAGCTACATAAATACATTAACTATGATTTACAATTTAAAAAAACTTTCTTAGATCCAATTGAACCAATCCTAGAAGCAATTGGTTGGTCTGTAGAAGAAAAAGTATCTATTGAAGACTTCTTTGCATAAGGAAATATAGTATGAGTCAAGCTTATTTAAAATCTCTTAAACAAAAGCATAAAGATCTACATAATATAATTGAAGCTCTTGAGTCCGAAAAAGCTCCAGATAATATTATTCGACTTAGAAAAAAAGAAAAATTAGCTTTAAAAGATAAAATTTCTAAATTTTCTTTAAAATAACTATGTACATTTCTCTTTACATGTGGTATAATAGTTCTATATCAATGAGGAGAAGTGTATGTTTAATCAAGTCGAAGGTGAAGTGCTAGATACTGCAGTTATTGGACCAAAGAAAAATCCAGGAACAAGTCTTCGTTTAATTAAAACCAAAAAGAACAACTTACTTATCCAAAGTTGGAATAGTATTGCTAGTGCTTGGACAATTATGTATCGTTATGGCGACATACAAAAACAATGGGATTCATGGAAAAGAATAGAGGCTAGTATTAATGACCGTAAAAAAACTAAGCGAAAACCGGTGGGTTCTGGAAATAAAAGAAAATCAAAAAACTAAAGAGCTTTATGTTGAATTTCCAGAAGAAGCTTTAAATCAAGTTGGCTGGGATGAAGGAGATACTGTTCTTTGGGAAGAACTTCCTAATGGTAATTGGTCTTTAACTAAGAAAGATTAGTCATGAATTTTATTTTTGATGTAGATGGTACTCTTACACCAAGTAGGGGTGAGATCAATCCTGAATTTAAAGAGTACCTTTTAGACTTTATTTCAAATAACAAAGTATATCTTGCGACTGGATCAGATTATCCAAAAACTGTAGAACAACTTGGAGCAGAAATTTGCAAAAGCGTAGAAGCTTCTTATAATTGTTCTGGTAATTCTGTTTGGGTAAAGGGAAAAGAGATATATTCCTCTGAATGGAAATTGCCAGAACTTGCTGTTTACTTTTTGAATAGTTGTTTATATGAAAGTGGATTTCCTTTGCGCACTGGTACTCACATTGAAGAACGTCCCGGCACGGTAAACTTTAGTGTTATTGGTCGAAATTGTACGATTGAAGAACGCGCTGAATACGTTTCTTATGATAATAAATTTAATGAACGTCACGCAATAGCAGCTGCCTTTAATACGATGTTTCCTAACTTAGAAGCAAAAGTTGGTGGAGATACCGGAATTGATATTTTTCCAAAAGGACTAGACAAATCTCAAATTGCTGAACATATTAAAGGTGCTA